AATGCTTTTGACGCTTCTGCGCTGCACCTTATCCGCTGGCCAGTTTTCTTTGTTCATTTATACGTCCTTTGCAGGGTGCGTTAATTTTGTATTACATAAATAATTAATAAATAGAAATAAAAATATTTATATGTTAATTTTGAATAAAGGCGAAGCTGCTTCATTCTCCCTGTGAGATTCGCCTTTACTAGCCCCTGCGTTGATTTAATCCGTGGGGGCTTTTTTCTTAGAAGAAAGAGCGTTTCTGTAAGGCTTTAAATCATCACCCGTTACCAAACCATTCTTTATTAATTCTTCAGCTAATTTGCCTAGAATGTAATTCTCAGAAACTGGCTCACCGTTTTTTATTCTTTTAGCATGAATAACGCTTGGGTCTGGAAACCAATCTGCTGATTTAGTGGTCATCACAGAATCGTTTACAGTGCTTTTCTTTATTGCTGAAACAATATCAGCGGCTTTAGGCCAAGTCCTAGACATCTGCGAAGCTTTAATTTTTAACTCTGCCCTTTCAAAAGAACCCGAAATCACGTCCTGGTTAGTATCATTTGGGTAAAATTGGTTAATGGCCTTTACTATTATTTCAACTTCTTTTTCTTTTGCTCCTGGATCATTGCGCAAATGTAAAGGAACCGAATAACTGCTTAACAGACTTTCCAACTCTTTTTTTATTAAACTTATTCTATAATCATGCTTCATTAGTTTATACCTCTTTTGCTATCTTAACGTGTCCATTGCTTCTTTAAATCTTACACTATCTTTACCGTGAAGTGTATTAAAATACCATTCTGGCTCAATAGATTTCCAGCCCTTCTCCTCACACATTGCTAAAGCGTCCTCTGGAGAACCACCAGCAACAAAGATATGTCTAAGCTTAGTAGCAAGCCTTGTTGCTCCAGTTTTAGTTAATGGTTTTTTTATACTCTTTCGATAAGCGACAAAACTATCTGCTGCTTTTTTATCCTTTAACCAATCATTTAAAATATCCTTTACACTTATAATAGGTTCTAAGGATGGTTCTAAGGGTGGTTTGGGTGCATCTGATGCAGGGGTAGGGGTGCAGCTAGTGCGGGGGTAGGGGTGCATCTCTTGCGGGGGTGCATCTGCTGCGGGTGTTTTTCGAGTACTTTCACATATATTAAAAGCCTCAAAATTGATGGTATAATCTATCGTATAACCATTCTTACATTTTTTTCGGCCTGATTCGATCAAAAATTCATACATTAATAAAAGTTTAATATTTGTTTGTAGTGCTCTTACACTTAGCTCTAAATCCGCGCACATATTCTTTTTGCTGACCCAAACGCCGGAACCATCATCACTAGCCTTATCAGCCATATACATTAGAATTGCTTTTTTTGTGCTTGATCCTACTTTTTTTGTTTGAATAAAGTTACTAACTAAATTAGACATTTTTTCCCTTTTCCTTGCTAAAGAAATCGAGTAACGTGCTTTTGTTACTCCTTGCTAAATTTGAAAGGCTCACAGTTTTTTACCTCTCTGTGAGCCTTTTATTTTTCAATCAGATAATCTGATAACTTGCTTATAGTGGAATAATAAACATCTTCACCTCTAATTAGACGGTAAAGTGTGTGCTTAGAAATGCCTATGTCTCTAACAACTTTTGCTAAAACACGTCCGTCCAAGCGCCTTATTATCTCCTCAGATGATAAAACAGTTTTCATTAAAAGTCTCCGATATGTAACTATAAGGTTGTATCTATGCGACTAACGTGTATTATACAAGAACAATCTAAAAGAGGTATTAGAAAATGAACAATAAATGCAATTTAACCCACCCGACTCCACAAATCATTCGACAGTATATTAACAAAGCAATTGCTGATTTAAGTGAAAAAGAGCTTTCAGAAGAAAAGCAATTTACATTTACTTTAGCTATTACAAGATTAATTAGTGACGCTATCACAGATGCTTGTGATGATTTTGAAAAAGATGGAGTATGGGCTGGTTTAACTCCTAATAAAAATATTAATTCTTTAAATGTAATTCATTTTGATAGTGCGGGGAAGCTGTAATATGGCTAAAGCCCTTCCAGAAAAGCTAATAACCTTGTTAAAAGAGGTTAATTTAACTGAACGTCAAGCTGTTTGGGATTGTCACGGTACTCCAGTTGTATTGCATAAAGCACTGGAAAAAGTTGCCGCACATCATAAAATCGTATTTGACCAACCTAAAATTATAGAAACAGATGTCTCTGCTAAATTTGCTGTTATATGCGTAACGGGACACATGGCAGATGCGACTGAGTGGTCTATTGGTGAAGCCGCGCCATACAACAACAAAAACAGCTATCCTTTTGCTATGGCTGAAAAACGAGCAAAAGATCGAGTTATATTAAAGTTAGTTGGGCTTCACGGAGATGTTTATTCCGAAGAAGAAGCTGACGATTTTAAAAACGCAAAACCAAATTACAGTAATTCAGAAACAAAAATAACTGATATAAAAGTGGCTGATTTAGACCAAAAAGTAGAAGCCGCAATATCATTTTATCAAAATTGCAACAAGCAACGTTTTTTAGAATTTGAAAATAGATACAATAAATTGTTAAATATGATTGGTTTAGAAGAACATCAATATCAAGAAATAATGGAAACTCACGACAAAAGAAAAGAGGAATTGAAAATATGAAACAGATAACTATAGCGGGGCGATTGACGCGAGATGCTGAAGTAAAAACGTTTGAAAAAGGAAGTATTGTTAGTTTTTCGGTAGCTGTTGACGATGGTTATGGAGATAAAAAAACTACCATTTATTTTGATTGTTCATATTTTAGAACATCAGTTGCTCAGTATTTAAAAAAAGGTACTCCAATTTGCGTAAGTGGTGAGTTTAAAATTAATGAATCAAACGGCAAAACTTATTTAAAAATTAAGACGCAAGAATTGCAAATGATGGGCAAGGCCACTGTTCAAGATAATAATTCATCTCAATCGTATGACCAAAAAGAACAAGGCATAGATGATGACATCCCGTTCTAAAATACAAGTGGAGTTAAAAAATGGGCATCTATTGCCTATTTCTGAACATGATGCATCACAGATTGAAAGCTTAAAAAATGGTCAAGCATTTGATTTAACTGTAACGGGTAAACGATCCAATCCACAGCATAATCTATATTGGTCAACATTAAAAAAAGTTTGTGATGCTACTGGCAAATGGCCCACTGACAAGCACTTACACAATGATTTAAAGTGGGCGTGTGGATATGTAAAATTGCGTTACAATAATTTAACTGGAAGTCATATGCGTATCGTTGACAGCATAAACTTCAACGAGATGGATCAATCAGAGTTTAATTTATATTTTGAATTGGCTATGGCTAAATTATCAGAGGCAACAGGTTATGACCCCTTACAAACTACTTGATTAAGAACAGATTACGCCAATAAAATTATTCTTCCCAAGAAATTGAAATATAAAGAAAAGCACCTTTGTCTGGGTCACAATATCTTTTTTTGGCTTTAATGCTCGTTACTTGTTTATCAGAGACATAGATAGCACCCTCACAACCGTCTAAAGCTGCTTTAATTATATTATCAAGGTCAGGCTTTATTGTGTGTTGTATGGCCCCATATTCAGCTTCTAAACGTTTAAGCTTAGACCAAGATTGCGGAATATCCATAAATGCTGTGATTTCGACAGAAACAAAACTTTCAGTTATATCTATTTTGTTATCTTTTGCGGCTTTCCATGCAGCAGCAAAGATTCTTTTCTCATATTCTCTTGTTTTTTCGGGCGTGTAGGCATGACCTGTCTTTGTAAAACGTGGCCTTCCTTTGCCTTGCGGCTGTCCAGAAACCTCTAATTCTATTTTATACACCGCTTTTACCTTGTTTGTTTTTTACTAATTATAGTTTTTCGCAAACTTTTTTTCAATATTATTGTTTTTTTGTAAATGTAGGGTTTACAGGTATCACAAAAGAGACTAATCTATCTTTATAAGCAGCAAGGAAAGATAAAAAAATGAAACCTTATTATCAACAGATTGATTTAGAGCATAAGGGGTGTGAATTTGCAGTTGAGGTTTATTACAACTTCTACGAAAGCCAATACAATGACGAGGTGCAAGGCTCAGAGGCTGATTATGACTTAGATGACCTTTACCACCCAAAAAAGGGAAAGCCCCTTTCACAACGCCTTAGAACGGCTCTGATATCAAAATACAATGATTGTATTCATCAGCATATTATTGAGCATCACGGTGAATGTCATGGGTAGATCAAAACAGCTTGCAATGACAATTGAGGATCGCGCTTGGGAAGAAATAAGCGATATTATAGAAGTGAGCAAATCTTTAAACGAAAGTTTAGAAAAAGCTTACGTTATAATGAAAGACCATAACCTTTTAAACCAATATTTAAGCGACATTGATGTCACAAATGGCGTTGTAGAAATGTGGAGCGAAAAATAATGAAAAACCAAACGCATAACATGCCGCTTCATGCACACAGAGCCAGAAGCACGTTAAGCCCAACTAAAAAACATCGCGTTGCTGTTGCCGTTGCAAATTCTAACAGAAACCGCGAAATTCCTAAGCCCACTTTAACTTTGTCACCTTGGGAATATGAACAATATGAGTTGTTCTTTTCTCAAAAAATAAAAAGAGGTAAAATTATGAATACGGAAAGCCAAAATTACCAAATTTTCAATCATTTAAGAAAAACATCAATAACTGCAATTGAGGCATTAAATTGCTATCAATGTTTTCGTTTGGCGGCGAGGATCAAAGACTTGAGAGACATGGGACACATCATTTTAACTGAAATGATGGTTACTAAAAACGGAAAACGCATTGCAGATTACACGTTAATTAAAGAAGCAACAAAGAGTTTCGGTAAAAAATAATGGCACAATATTCAGTTATTTGTGAATGTATAGTTTCACAAGAAATAGTCGTTGAAGCAAAGCACGGAATTGAAGCCAAGGCTTTAGCAAAAGAAATATTTAGCAATATAATGAACGTAAAAAATAAAGAAGTTTGCACTGTTTCAGCAACCAGAAAAGTTTTTGTTTTTGACGTTATTAAAGAAGAGAGAAATTATAATGACCAAAGAAGATAAAATAATACTATTTTTGTGGATACTTGTTTTAACAATTGCCGTGATAAACGTAGATAAATTTATGGTACAGCTATGAATTATATTCATACTTTTATTAAAAAATTTAACAAGGTTCCTAACGAAGCAGAAATTGGCAGTTTAATGCAAGCATTGGCTATGGAAGAAAAGAACAATTTAAGCAATAAAAGGAAAGGCGAAGAATACAAATACCAAATAGCACTGCAAGAATATAAAAGAGCAAAAACTGAAAGAATTGAAGAAAACATAAAAATCAATTCTAAAATTGGATTTACCTTAAAAGAAACATCAAAAATAATGAGTTTAAATCCAACAAGTTTAAGACGCATTGCTAATAAAAATCAGATAACATTTAAAAAAAGATCGGGAAATGAAATGGAAAAAATAAACTGGTTTGCTCTTGCTAAACTTATAAATGTTAGCTCAGATGCTGTCTGGACATGGAGCAATGAGGATAAAAAATGGGCAATATCGCAAGCAATAGAATTATTAAATCCATCTGAAGTACCTTTTTTGAAAGATGAAAAACCTTCTAATAATTTCACGGAATGGGAATAATGTGGTCTAACCCAAAGCCTATAAAAGCTAAAAAAAACCCAAAGTTTTTAAAAAGAATTAGGGAAAAGAATTGCTGCATTTGCACAGCTTTTAATTTGCCGCAAATGTCAGCGACACAAGCGCATCACGTTATTCACGACAGATTTAGCGGAGCCAAAACAGCAGATCAATTAGCTATTCCGTTGTGTGAAGGACACCATCAAGGGCTTTGGGATGACAGCAAATTAGCAATACACCAAAGCCCAAAAGAATGGCGTGATTTATATGGTTCAGATTATTCTTATTCAGAAATGCCCTGAGATTGATTTCTAACTCAAATAGTCAAAAATTGCGGTTGTTTGCTTGACCCTGTCCTTCAAACCATGTTGTCCACCATTTACACGCTTAGTTATTTTTTTAATAATTTCATAAGTAACCCCACCGTCAGCAATTTCAAAAAGTTTGTTAGCCTCAAAGAACCATAAAGCCGTTTCAAAGGCGTACTCATTGGCAACTAAATCTGGATTTTCTAATACTTCTGGTAAGTTCATATCTAATACAAACTGAGAATAGTTATTTTTTCCCGTGCATTGTAAAAATCCGCGTCCTCGCCACAAATAACCCTGTCCAGAATTTCCCATTCTACCGCCGTAGACCTTATCAGCGAGCTTCTCAGGGTTTTTAGCGTAAGGTTTAGCATCCTCGACAGTTGCAAACCTCGAAGGCCAGACTGCTTGAATACGCTCTGGGGTACTGTAATAAAGACCCTCTGAAACCTTCTTGAAACCACCGCTTTCATGGTGAGCCTGGCCCATCAAATGAGCGCCCCGCATTGGTGATAAATCATAATGCTTTGCAATCGCTCTGGCGGTGTTTGGGCCAAAAGAACCATCAGCACCAACGCCAATTTTCTTTTGGAGCTTTTTCATTGCCTCACTCATTTCTTTGCTCCCTTAGATTTTGTTCCTAAACATTTCCAACGCTTACGTGAAAGATTTAACGGACTGTTTGGGTCTTTCGCAGCTTTTGGAAACTTCTTTTTCTGTGCTGCTGACCTTGCACAATAAGCATCACCCTTGGCTGTGCCAGGTCTGACCCTTGGCCCACCACCCTTTGCATTGCCAGCTTGACCATAACTAATTTTACGACCAGAAGCTGTTACTTTTACGCGAGCTTTGCCTTTTGCTGGGGTAGCCATTAGTTATTACCTTTTAGTTATTATTTTTTATTACCAAAAAACTTAGTTGCTGACCTTACTGCAAAAGAACTCGCCACAATCACACCCAAGGTATATGAATACCAATCTGGCATAGTATCTAACGCTGCAAACCCATTCGCCACAGCTTTATCAGCCCACTCAAACGGCAGAAAAGCCAAGATCAACGGTATTGAAAATAGGAGAACTAAATATTCATCTTTCCACGAATTTTGGGTTCCCTGAGCCATAATCTTTTCCCAGTCAGCTTCAGACGTAGCTGCGGATTTCATTATGGTGGCTTTTGCTTCTGCCTCGACTAGCTTCAAATTTGCAGACGCGGCTTGGACGTTAGCTTTTCCTTTCAGCCACCCTCCGGCTAGTTCAGCTATTGGCCCTATCAGTGCTTGTAACATTTTTCTTCTCCATAGCGTTGAACCCGAAATAACCAACCACGACCCCGCTGGCGGCTACCACGTAAACAGCGGCAATATCAGCGATAAGGTTTGCAGCATTGTCTAAGCCTAACGCAGAAGCCCCTACAATGGCAAAGGGATAGAGGATCATCCCACTTGCACAAGCCACCGTTAATCGCCTCTGTGTGTCTCGTTTAGAGTCTGCGTCTAAGATTTCTCTATATCGATCCTCTAGCGCCAGTTTTTGAAACTCTTGCGGATCAATCAATCCATCCTTGTTTAAGTCAGCAAGTTCAAATTCAGTCATCAATTAATACCTCAAAACAAATAATCCTAGTTTTTGAATTTGTGATTAGCACCATTGCCGCCGCTTTTTGGGATTCACAAAGCTTCATTGTTTCAAACATGCCTAGCTGATATACGTCCACGGCATTTTGACTATATAGGAACCACATCAAAAAAAACACTATTTTACCCTTTCGGCTAGAATTGCAGCAACCCAAATCAAACCCGCGCTACCCAATGAAACCACAACAATAGCAATGGTAATTGATAAAAAGTAAAAAATACGGTCACGTTTTTCAGCTTGCTCTTCCAAAGCCTTTTTTCGGCGTTTACGTGATTCAGCAATTTCAAATACCACCGAGTCCCACAGTCCGGGGCTTCCATATAAGCGGCAATCTGAGCGTAATTGATTCATAGCTTCCTTATGGGCCATCTTTGCTGACGCTATAGCGTAGGCTTCTTGAGTGTTTCCTGAAAGCCTACCAAGTGGAGTTTTATGTTTTCCACTTTCAGCCATGCCAATATCGGCTTCTAAATCTGCCAATTTTCCAAATTGCGGCATAATGCTATTCACATCTTTGCCAGCTTGAATTGCGCTACTTATAGAAGACGCAATCTTGCTGACGGCTCCAGCTAGGGCAAGCACTTCGATCATTTTGCTATACCCATCATATTTTTATTTTTTCATAAGCTGATGAATGTCTCTACGCATTTCTTTTTGATCTCCACGCATTTCTTTCATTAACTCTATTATCATATCAGTTTTTTGCTCAAGCAAAGTAACTTTAGATTTATTCGTTAGTATATTGTTAATTACCCACCAAAAAGAACCGACTAATGCCGTAGAAATAGCTATTATAATGGCTGTAAAATCTGACATCGTTTTCATTTAGTAACCGTTTGCAAGAAACTTACTAAACTCTCCACTTAACATTTTTGTTTTAACGTGAGCAGCAAATTCTTTTGAGCCAATATTTGCGCCACACTCCTTGCTCCATGCTTCAGCAAAAACAAACGGAATAGATGTAACTAAACGCATATCAGAGCTTCTCTTGTGACCTTCTATATTTCGTTCTTTATTAAAGTCCATTATTGCCTGGACGTCCTGAGAGCGTTGCACGATCAGCTTATCGCCATCAGTGTGGTATTCGGTGTTTAATATTGTTTCAGCCATCAGGGAGCCTCTCCGTCTTTCCAAGCCTCGTTTACATCTGGAGTGCTTGGGTCATCTGCTATTAGTTGACCTTTAGAATTTCTTGCTCTTTTAGGAGCTTCTTTTTTAGCTTTAGGTTTTTCTTCAATTTTTTCAGCAAACTTATTAGAAATTAATATTTTAGCATCTGCTTCTTCAATTTCTATAATATCTCCCAAATAACACTTTGAATTATTTGCAAATGGCTGAAGATCAGTAATTATTTTAATTTTCATTGTATTTTCCACCTTAGCAAAAAAGGGGCATTACTGCCCCTCTTTCTTTTTAATTATGAGTTATTAATATCAGCCACAATGCCGTGTGCTTTCTGTGAAGTGACTTGTAGGCCATATTCACAAGAAATTAGACGGCGCTCTGAAAGACCAGTTTTAGCAAGTGATTCTTGTTTTGCAGTCTGCAAGTAAGCCACAGAAGCATAATTCGGATCAATTACAAAAACATCTGGCGTATAATCAACAGAGCTAACTGTCCTTACGCGAATATGACGCGATGGAACAATTTGCAATTCACCAAAATCAGAAATGTAAACGTCAATAGCTGCGTTCAATTTGCTGTCTTCGGCTTCTTTAAAGCGCGTAGCGTTACCAGTAAAAGTTGAAATCTTTTGCTTTTGTGTAGAACCACAAAGAACAATGCTTGGCTCTGCGCCATTATTCCAACACTCGGCAATTACGTCTTTTAACAAAGTTTCTGTTAATGGGCGTATTGTACCATCTGTTGCCGCCGCGTTTACAAAGCCACTTTCACCAGCACCAGAAGTGCCACCGTTTGCTCCGTTTGCGCCACGAGAAACATTGCTTGTTAAATATGCTGGCAAACCAGCAGTTTGACGAGCAGTTCCAGACGCACCAGCAGAAGCCGCCACGTTCTCAAGCAACATTTTTTCCATGTCACGCTTTAACTCTGACAATTTATAAGCAACTTGTTTTGCTGTTGTCTGAGCATTTTGAACACCATTTACAGCTTGGTTTGTAGAAGAAACTTCTACTACTTTAGCTGAAATCTGTGAATAACCGCCCTTACGAACAGCATTAGTTGGCGCTGTGTTGGATAGTCCAACATCACCCTCTATTTGCCTGTTATTCCCTGCGGCTGCCAAATCAACTTCACTCCACTCAAAATAAGTGTTGTCGATATTGCGTGTTCCGATAGAAGACATAAACACGGTTTCCGTGGGAGAAATGGAAGCCATTGCGGTAGCCAAATCTTCACGAATTGTTGTCGTGTTATATGTCTGATTAGTATTTGCTGTAACAGCCATTGCTGTATCCTTTCATGCAAAAGTTATGGATTTAATAAAAAATCCGCGACAGCATCGATGCTCCCGCTTTTCCTCATTGTCGCTTCTGCTTTCTTTGCTTTTGATACTCGTCCAGAACTTGCCGCACGTTTAGCTGCTGGTTTGACTACTGGCCTAGCGCCTTCGGCTTTTTTCTGAGCCTTGCCACTGTTAGCTTGTAATTCTCTCCATTTTAATGCGTCATTTAAAATAAGAACTTCTTCAGCAGTTTTAACAGTTCCAATTTGCTCATCTGTCAATTTGTAATGTTTTTTTGCTTTTGAAGACATATCATTAACAATCACATTGCGCTTTTCTGGGTCAGCAAACTCAGGCATCCATTCCGCTAGGCGTTGCGCCTGTTGTTCCAGAAACTGATTGTTTTGCTCACTTTGAGTTTGCGCTTGCTGCTGTTGTTGCTGACCCAACTGATAATCAAACAGTTGGCGCTTATCTACGGCACGACGATATTCTGCTTCTTGCTCTAAATATCCTAGAGGGTCACTATTTTTTAGTTCCTCAGACGGATAATTAGGAATAACTGGAACATCCCCATTCTGCACTTGTTGTACCAATTGCATAAGCATTTGGCGCTCTTGGGCAATAAGCTGTTTACTGTTAGCATTTTCAGCCATGCCCTTTTGGATATACTTTTGCCCCGAATACCCACGCTTAAGCTCATCAAAAGTTACCGCTGTTTCCGTTCCGTCAACTGTGACGGTGTAAACAGAGTCTTTTTGAGCTTCGCTTTCTTCAGCTTCTTCGTATTCCTCACCCAAATCTTCATCGTTGTCTTGGGCTACAACGTCATCCTGTTCATCTGTTTCATCTTCAATTACTTCAGTTTGATCGTCATCAATTTCTTCTATAATTTCTTCTGAAACATTCTCAGAATTATCAGGCGTTTCTATAATCAAATTATCGGCAACCGCCTGTAAGTCGTTACCATTGATGGGGTTAGTCGTTTCCACGGTGCTTTCCCTTCCCTTTAAAGAGCGTAAGAGCATCTATATCTGCTTGTAACTCACGCTGGATTGCATTTAACGCACGGATCATGCTGTGCGCGTCTTCTCTGGCTTCTATTTCAGATGCCATACTATCTGCAAAAACATTTTTTTGATGTTCTCGCAAATTCTCTATGGTTTTTACAAACCAATCATTCTCTAATAAGCTTTTAGACCTTTTGGCCCTTTGCTCAATATCCATTACCCATGCCCATCATCTGTTGATTATGCATCCTTGGAGCTTCTTGTTCTTGCTTGACGGAAGCAACATCTACAGCCGTTCCGTATTTTCCTAAAATATCTGCAACTTTAACCGCTAAATCTTGCACCATTTCGTCACGGCTTAAATCATCATCCATGCCCAGCTTATGCATTTTATACTGATAATCCATTTGGGCCTTGCTCATGTCAACTTGCGCCCTTGTTTGAGCTTTCATTGCCTCTGTTTGCATAAATGCAGCATTAGGGTCTTGAACTTGCCCCTGACCTTGCTGTGCTGCCATAGCTTGCTGCTGTTGAGCCATAGCCGCCATCTGCTGTTCAATTTCTGGGGTCATCGGCATAAAGTAACGATCTGAGTTTCTAACACCACCGATTGCAAGCATATCTGCCATTGTATTACGCATTTGAGTCAATGTAACAATTCCATTGCTTGGCCCATAAGTTTGATAAATTTGCTGTTGGGTTGCAAATGCTTGCTGTAAAGCCGCCATGCGTTCGTTTTCGCGTCCAGTGCCTATTCCTACATTCACCGATAAATCCATATTTATCTCCCAAGCTTTTGGTGAAACAGGTATGAAATTACCATTTAAACGCATCATTTCTTCGCCATCTGCGTTTTTAACCATTAGCTCCAGCATTAATGAAAACAGTTGCTTCATGCCGCCTTCTGCAAAATTTCTGGCTATAACTTCTGCTTGTCCAGTTTGACCTTCCATAGAAGCCGCGACAGCCGTTGCTGTAGATGATTTTAAAACGTCAGGATCAAGTCCTTGCGCCATTTTAGAAACGCCAGTTTTGTTATCAACTAATTGGTCAAAATATTGCAAGGCTGGCAATGTGCTTCCAGCCGTAAATGGAACAACCATTTCAGTGATTGCACCAGGGCTTTTAACTCTAACAATTCTTCCGATCTCATTATTGAGCAAATCATCGACTGCAACTTGACCTTCCATGATTTGGAGGCCAGGATTATTAGTTAAAGCTACATTATCAAGAACACCGCGCAACATAGAAGTTGCTGCGTCTTGATCTGTGAGGACTAAATCAACCAGAGAAGTTCCGAAAAACGCGTGTGGCTCTGGATCACATTCAAAAATTGCGTAAGGTGCCGTATCAGCTTCGTAAAAATCTAAAACCTTAAAACCAGACCCAGCGCATAGAAATTGATATAACTTAGGGATGCCTGTGCCTTCTATGTCTAATTCCATATAAGCTTGTGTTACAGTTACTTTTTTTGACGCCGCTGTTATGTTTTCATCTTGGCTTTCATCAACAGAGTATCCTCTACGAGCAAATTCTGCTTCATCATTTACAACACTATATTCGCTTCCGCTTAACCCATCTAAGTCCGAAAGCTCAAACCCCATTCCCAGCAAATCACCTACACGCATTTCTGTGCTGTGACCGCAAATATAATAATTATCCATGCCACGGGCATTTCTATCAACAAAGAAATCCTCTGGTGGTATGCTTTCAATGTGAATATCTCCGTGGGATATTGTTCTTGTTATTTTAACATCGTGCTCTGGAAGTTCAATTTCCACACCCATTGCGTCAACGGATAAGCTCATACGCATCTCATGCTCAATTACTTCAATATCGTCATCTTCAACTAACATTGAAAAAGCTTCATCACTTAAATTTGTGTAAGTGTGAATGTCTTGTTTTGTTTCATCGTGATAATAAACATAAGCAATACCCGCTTTTTTAACTAAAGCATCTTGAAAAACATCACTTAAAACTTTGTAACCATTATGCTGTTGAAACTTGTACGAAATATAACTTGTTGCCTGTTCAGCAGATGCAACATCCTCTGGGCCTTTAGGTACAAACTCAACAGGCTTGTCGTTAGTTAGAAAAATACGTTGAATAGAGGGCTTTATGCCTCGCACTACTTCACGGCATTTTGTTGCAACACATTTGGAACGTCCGTCCTCATGTCCAATATCTACTTCGCCATCAAAATATCGTTGTGCTTTAATTCTTTGAGGAGATATTTCAGCTTCTATAAAATCAACAGCTTCCTCAATTGCTTTAGAAACAATGCTTTCAATCTGTGTTTGATCTAATGGTTCTAAACGCATTACTGCACCCCTTGGTTATTTTGTTGTGCTGCAAGAACACGAAGCACACTTTGCGCATCTGCTGAAAGCACACCGTCACCAGCAGCTATTTTACGCAATGGGCCTAAATCACTTTTGGCAGACATATTCAAAGCTTTTAAAAATGGCTTAGAAGTCAATGCTAATCCAGATAATGCGTTAATTGCCCCCGCAATCGCAAGACCTTTCAACAATGGAATACTACTTGTTACACCGACACCAGTAGCAGCAATTGCACCCATACTCATACCAGCAGTTGCAGTACGTGATCTGTTAAGGTCTTTTGATGCATCTTTTGCTAAATCTACAACTTTAGCCAATTTTTCCATTTCATCGTTTAATTCACCAAAAATAATTTTTCTTGGGCCAGAAGCAATTTTGTTATAATTTGTTAAAAATTGGCTAGGTGAAAAAACTTCTCCAATAGCATCTTGACCACCCGCCTTCGCAAGACCCAATTTATTAATTAAAGTAGCTCTAAAACTATTAAAATCGTCTGCTGGAAGGCTTGACCTAATTTTCATTAAAGCTGATGTACTTTGTTTTACATTGCCTTCCATTAAAATATTTGTCATTTTTTTGTATGCTTCTGATCCTGTTTCCGCTTTAATTAACGGCTTTAAGACATTCTCAATTCTTGAAACACCACCTTTGTAAAATTTATTAGCTCTGCTCCATGCTTGGACCGCCGCTGGACCAGTAGACTCAGCAGCTAATTTCATGTCATCGCTTAAAGCTCCGTATATTTTATTTAATTTGTTTCCATCCATTCCAGATAATGGGCCATTTAGTTTCCCAATACTTGTACCATAAGTCGTTCTAATGTCTTTTAAAAATCCATAGGGAATTGCTGTTTCTATGCCATTTGATTTTAAATCTTGCATAAGACCTCTGTATTTATCAATTCCAATATGCTTTGCTAATTGTGGAAAATCATCAGCATATTTAAGCATTTCTTCTAAAGCATTTATTGTTGATGGAGCGACAATAAGATCATCTGGTTTTATAAAGTTGTCTAATTGATTATATAAATTATCAGCTTTTAACTGAAAACTGTTAGCAAAAGCATTAGAGCCTTTAATTAAGGCTTCACCAGCCGCCTCTGTAGTTGTAGCAATTCCAGCTTTCCCAGATGCTGCTTGCGCTGCACTTTCTATTTGATCAACTACCGCATTAGTCCTTGAAGAAATAAAAGGATTAGATATTGGCGAAGCTTCCAGACCAGATTCAACCATAGAACCAAGACGACCCTGCATACCCATAGTTGGAAGAACGCCCAATTCTTCAGCATATCTTGCTGCCTCCATTCTGGGAGTCATTTCACCAAATTTTCGACCACCAGGGATTACATCAGATGATGATTGACGAGCAAGGCGCGCAAGTTGAGAAGTAGAGCCAGCAAGTTGAGGCACAGAAACTTCTAATCCAGCCATTAAGTCAGAAGCAAGTTGCTTTTCACCAGTAGGGCTTTGCCCAAACACTTCGCCAGCAAGTCCAGTTAAAGCTCCAAAACCAGCACTTGCTCCCGAAAGCAACCCCATGCCGTAATCTCCAACTGCTGCTGCTGGTCTCCTAAGAGCATTTGGAACACTGCTGGGGATTTGTTGATAAGTTGGGCTTATATCTTCTTGACTGTCACCGCCGAATAATTGCCCTAAACTTGAACCCGCGCCTTTCATATATGTTTGAAAAGCATCTGTAGACGGTTCTGTCATACGGGAAATAACGTCACCAAATACATTTGGCCTTTCGTTTGCGTAAGGTATTGAAGGATCACCCTCAACATAAGCTTTTGGAGCCATTTGGTTATTTAATTGAAAAAGCATATTCTCAACACTCAATTCTTTTGGCTTAGTGTCTTCTACTGAGCTTTTTAAAGCATTAAGCATTTCTTGAATTGTTTTTTCAGCCATTTTTTTTAACCTCCCAAAGCTTGTAAAGCCGCTATTAAATTAGCTTTTTCCTTTGCCGTACCACTAGACATTACGGCTTCAAACTTGCCTCGCAATTCGGTTAAAGAAAGACCTAAATATGGATTATTTCCAGCCTGTTGGCTCGATGCTTCTGCTTCATTAACCTCAGTAGAGTACATTGACTTAAGCTGCGCTCTTTTTTGATTAATAAACGCTCTCAGAACAGCTTTTTTCTCTGCTGGACTTGCGTCTATATCTCCAAGTGTGGCCTTTAGCTTGTCTCCTTCAGTTTCCGTAAATGCAGCGCCAAAAGTAATTCTTAATAACGGCAAGATTTGATTATTAACAACAGAATCATATTCAGCCCTTGCAATAGCTCCTTCACCAACATCAAGACCTAGTTGCCTTCTAAAAAGGTTTGCCAATTGTCCAGCACCCGTATAACTTGCCTGATCTGAAAGAACAGATAATCTTTCAACCGTATTTTCGAGCAGTGGAAGATTTCTAGTCATTTCAGCTAATTCATTATCGAGTCTTGCGCTTTCTTTACCAGTTCCAGTACCAGTGGCTCTTGCTCTGTAAAGTCCTTCTGCTTGCTCGTTAGCAATCTTATATGCGTTTTTTACAAAAGCTTCAGCTTCATCTTGATCCGTTATAGTTCTATTACCAACCGTTGTTACTTCGATTTTACCATCCTTATATACTTTAACAACACCGCTTCCATCAGGAAGTTCACTAGACCTTTGAACATTAGTACTATTATTACCAGCAGTTATTCTAGCACGACCTAAAGCAGCACTTTCTTGCAAATAACCAGAAAATGCTTGCGAAGCATCTAAAGCACCACTCTTTAATGCGTCTAAATATTTTGCAGCTACACTATCGCCAGCGCTGGCCTTTTTTTCAAGTGCTTCAATTGACCTATTTTTATTTTGCTCACCAACACGCGCTAGACCTTGCCTTCTAATTACATCACCTTGACGCTGGTCAGGAGCAACCAAGCTATCAAGAGCCGCACCAAAGTTCTGTATTGGAGTTAAACCAGTTTGCGGGTTTTGTACGTTCATACGTTTAAAAAAACCCATTAACCCACCTTGTTGTGGATCGGTATTTTGTGGATCAGGATTCATCATTATTTTAATCTCCTATGCTCTTGGTCAGAACATTTGTGCCCCTGTTTGGAAGTAATTAAACAAACCAGGATTAAATTGCGTAGACTGGCCTTTTAAACCTGGCGCTCCAGAACCAGTTAAAGTTCCAACCATAGTGTTTAAACCTTGCGCTGGCGCTCCTGCGTATTGTGCAGCCCCTGCTTGACCTTGATTAATAAGGTTTTGCATAATCGCTTCTTGTCCCGCGCCAGTTCTTGCATTTGCCGCTTGTATATTTTGACCAACGCCAAACAATTGACCACCAACTCCAGCCAAACCACTAGCACCACCAGCCCGAACATTTGCGGCTGAAAATTGATTAGCATTTGATGCCATATTTGCTTGCTGTTGCCTTGCAGCTTGTGCTTGGATTCCTTGGTTTAATGCGCCTTGATTTGCTAAACCAGTGCCTTGAGTTAATTGCGCTTGCTGTTGTCCAACTGCGTTTTGAGCCGCTACACCCGAAAGATTAGCTTGTTGTGTCAATCCAGCCTGTTGTGATCCAACGGCGTTTTGTGCTTGTGCAGCCGACAATCCAGCTTGTTGCGTTAATTGAGCTTGCTGTTGAGCAGCGGCGTTTCGTGCTTGTGCAGCCGCCAATCCAGCCTGCTGACTTAAATTAGCTTGCTGTTGCGCTTGTGCATTTTGCGCTGCCATACTTGCTAAATTAGCCTGTTGCGTAATTTGAGCTTGTTGCTGTTGATTTTGATTAAATGAGCTTGCATTTGCCATCTTTGCTTGCTGCGTAAGCTGAGATTGAATTTGTGCAAATTTGTTTGCTTCCTGCATGTTTCCTGATCTTGCAGCTTGCTCACGTTGCGCCCCAGCTTCTCTTGCTTGCTGGCCTAATGTTGCGGCTTGCATCCTTTGAGTAGAATCCAAAGTCCTAGCTTGCTGTGTCTGCCCTACATCGAACTGTCTAGCTTGCATGGCTTGACCAAAGCCTTGTTGATAAAGTGGGCTTAAAGCCGCGCCAGTAGCTCTGAGGCTTTCTTCAGCTAATCTATCTCTTTCAACTTCCCTACGTGATCCAAAAGCGTTAGCCTTTGTTGCTTGTCCCTCTAATTGCTCTTGTGCAATGAGGCGCTGTCTTTCTATTCCTTGAGCAACAGGGTCAATAACTTGCTGTTGATAAGGGTTCATGTAGTCTGAAATATCTCGTGTTCTTAACTGGTCAACTGCAATTTGACCTGGGCCAGACGCAGATTGCACACCACCGACAGAAGACATTTGACGTGCAGGGCCAAGTTGCGTTGCTTGTATTCTTTCAATATCGCCAATTGTAGAACCACCGTAAGTTGCAGCTGGTGCGACTGTAGCGCCACCGTAGGTAGACACAGGAGCGACTGTAGCGCCGCCGTATGTTGAGGCGGGAGCGACTTGTGCGCCGCCATAAGTATTTGCTGGTGCGACTGTAGTTCCACCGTATGTTGCTATAGGAGATGCTTGTGCAGCTACTGCATTGTTAGCTTGAAAACTACTTGCGTCTCCGTAAGACTGTTGTGCTCGCATAAAGGCATTAGCAGACTGTTGCATCGGGTTTGGCCCCATTGCTTGGGGTGGCAGTCCATTGCCAGGAGGAGGCCCATTTCCAATTGGTGGCCTTCCACCCATGCCAGGAGGAGGCCCGTTGCCAGCAGGAGGCGTTACAGCCTGTTGAAACGCGTTTTGTAAAGCTCGACCAACAGGAAGCGCTGCTTGCGATATTTGGTTTGGATTTGCACCTTGGCCCATATTGTTTTCTCCTATTTCCCGCCGCCGCTACCTTGCATTTCTAATGCAACAGGTTGATTTTGTGGTGCTCTGCTTCCAACTTCACCAGTTTGCGGGTTTATACCAAAGCTTTCAGTATATTGAGCATAACCAGGGCTTTCTTCACGAATTTGATTTACAATTTGATTTTCAAGGGGCGCTGAAGAATAGCCTTGTATGCCACCAGCATAACTTTGCTCTTCTGGTAAATAATTCCCACCGCTGGGCATATTTCCACCCATATTGAATGCGCTGTTCATCATGTCTGTTTGCTGCGTAGCAAGTTGACTATAAGGACTCTGTGCGGCTTGAGTTGGGCCATAAGTTGGAATGTATGTTGCAGCTTGTGCCGCTGCATCCCGTCCCATGCCTAAAGTTTGTTGAACACCTGTTTCGGCAAACTCTGGCAACATTGCTGTTTGTTCAGTTGTACCACCACCCATTTTTTAAACCTCCAAAGCGTATTGAGCGCTTAATAATTTCCAACCTAAAGGAGCTAAAGCTTTTTTCCAGCCTAGCCGTCCAGTTATAGTTCCACCAACACAATCATGAGACTTTGCCCATGCCGTAATATCATCATTCATATCTATTAATTGATCCAATTTGCCACCAGCCAAAAATAAATTTAATAGTTTCTTTCTAGGGTATATCACGATCTCTGTAACAATGCACCCCCTAGGAGCTGCCCACAATTGCATACGACCTTCAGCAATACCTAAAACAATATCCTCAAACTCATGTGTTCCATTAGAATATTTCAATGCGTCTTTTATCCAAGGCTTACATCGTTCCAAATCATCACTTAAAATAAAGTCTTTCATTAATTTACCATGAGCTTAAAGATGCCCTCTTCCATATGGCAGCTGAACCGTTGTAAGTTCCAACACATATATAAATGTAATTTGTATCCCAAGCAATCATTCCCGCGAAGTCACCCTCTGCACCTACATTAGAAGCTGGTGTGGATTGCTGCGTTGCAACTTGCCGAAAAGCCCCAGATGAAGAAACAACAACATATTTTTTTGTTCTGTCCCACAATATAACACCATCTTCAGCAGCGGATGAATATTGATCTTTAGAATCTAATTGATTTAGCGCCTTACCTAGAAACTTTCTAATGTTTTCAGCCCAAGATTGTATATCTAAAGTGTATGGCGGTACAACTCTCACCGCTTGCCACCTTGCCTAGCATCCATTCTCATTATGCCAACACGCCAATCGCTTGATGTATTGCCTTCAACACGCATTCGAACCTGTCTACCTTGAAACCGCACAGAAGTAGGGTCTGACATTGTAAAAGGGCCATATGTTGTTTCTGAAGAATTTGGGTAATAACGGGTTTTAAATTTAGCCTTTACATCACCTTGCGTTAATTCGTCAGGAATAATTTCAACTACATTCATGATATTATCACCGTTCCCAATCGCAATTGGGCCAGTTTCAGCAAATGGAGTATCGGAATCATAATTAAAACCAATCTCATGCTCATACAAAACACCGCTACTGTTTACAAATAACGGCTGTCTAAACACTCCACTGTCAACTCCAGCGGTTCTATTTATTTTTCCAGTTGACCAGATGTTCTCAGCATAATCATATAACACATAACTATCACATTCAGTTGAACTTTTAGACGGATAAAACCACCAAATTTCATTCCAAGATGAATTAGAAACTGCACTAATTTTGCTTTTTTGGTCACTGTTCATATCTGAAAAAACATAATCCCCAACTTCACAAGGCAAATCCTGCACTCGACCACCTGAGTATAAAAAGAAACTTCTATAACCCATCCAAAAAACGCCATTATCAACAGATATTGCAGCTTTTGAAGAAACCAACCCGCATGAGGTTCCAACCCTCTCAAGATTATATACGAATGGAGGTCCAGCGTAAGTTAAACTATGACAATCTTCTGAAGTTAATATAACGGATTGCCCTCTAGTTCTTAAACCAGCTAAAATTGTTCCATTGGTTTGCACAATTAAATCACCAGCTTGATTAGTTGCCGCTGCTGTCCAGGTTGTATTATCTTCCTGATCAGACCATTGTATTTTTCTGGGGTCACCACCAGCGCCAAAACAAACAACAAATCGTTCTTCTGTAACCATAAATCCAGTATTATTTACGGGAGCATTTGCAATTATAGCTGCGTCAGTAGCCGGATTTAATTGCCATTGATAAAGTTTACCGTCTGCTGGAGACATCGCCAACAGATATTCTCCCCAATTATCTAATGACCAAATTGTAGCTGGTAATAAATTTTCTGCATCTTGCCTTGGTTCACCATATTCTTCTAAACCATAAACACTACCGCCAAAACCTGTATTTATACCCGCACTGACTCGACCAACAGTTAAACCATTGGGAGTAATATCTGTTGTAGTTCCTCCCGCATTAACCGCATAAAGTTTATTATGAGTGCCAGCGCTTAAATATCTATTTCCAGCATTATCTTCCCAAGAAATTATTGACCGTGCAACTCCATTAAAATTTACAGATTGACGTTGCCGCCACCCACCGACAGGGCGCAAAGCATCCTCATGCCAGCGCACTAAGTTTACATCACGCCAGCGCCCCTGAGACATATATTCTGTGCCGTTTCGGTATTGACCCTTTGGTATTTTTAATGGGATAAACGGCATTTAAATTTACCTTATGATTTTACCAGTAATTTGGTAGCAGATATTGCAGTCCCTGCAAAGACACTTGGATCGTCTGCTGTTAAACCAAGAGTACCGTCTGTTTGCACAAAGTATGACTGACCCGGTGTGAGGCCATCTTGGTTCGTGCTTACCGTGCCTATGATGTCTACACTTGCGCTTGACCCGCTGGCTACTTGGCCTCGGACTGTGTTGTCAAAACCAGCTTGATAAACAATAGCCGTATTTTTATTGGAGTTTCCAGCGTCTGAATAGGCTGTCACCACTGTGCTGCTTGTGGAATCATAAGCAGAGCCATTGTAATTTGACCCCGCATTATTAAATTGTGTGGCAGTGCCGAAACTGATGCTAGTCCCACTTACTGTTCCTGAAATAAGCTCACCACTCTGGGCGGCACTAGAGTCAATAACACGTCGATACGAAATAATAACCTTTTGAGCCGTTGAATTATATACTGCGGAAACCCAATCTACCCTTGACCCAGAGGCTGAATAGGTAACTTCAGACCCATAACTGATTCCAGTGCCACTAACTGTTCCTACGACAGCTTTTCCTTTTTCATTATCTCCCCCGTCCACGAAGGCAATCACTATTTTATTACTATTGCTGTCAAAAACCACAGCGTTTTTATCGGCTCTACCAGAGTTAAAAACTACAGCAGTCCCAAAACTGATTCCAGTGCCACTAACTGTCCCTAAAATAGAAGTTCCGTAATCACTATTTCCAGTGTCTCTATAGGCAATGACTACCTTGTTAGAGTTACTATCAAACGCAGAACTAATGTTTGTTACACTTGCACTTTCAAATACTACAACAGTGCCAAAACTGATGTTAGTCCCACTTACGGTTCCTACTACAGAGGTCCCGTAACCAGAATTTGCACTATTTCCATAGGCAATAACTACCTTGTTTAAGTTGCTATCAAATGTAGCTGACGCATCTGTAGTGGAGCTGTTCCCGCTTGTAAAAGTTGCAAGGGTTCCAATACTTATAGAGTTATCGGCAGGGTTTACTGTTCCAACACAAGCCCTACCACTGCTTCCACTAGCAGCAATATAGGCTGAAAAGCTAATGACTACTTTATTGCTATTGCTATCATACACCACATTTAAAAAGTCTGCTTGGCCCCCACTGCCAGTGTCAAGAAGGACCACAGGAGTTCCAAAGCTGATGCTGGTCCCACTAATCGCACCAACAACAACAGTCCCTTTACTATCGTTACCCGAATCTCTGTAAGCAATTACAACTCTGTTTGCGTTAAGGTCAAAAGCCATACCCATGTAAGGATAAGAAGGACCGCCTGGATTATTGCCAAAAACAGTCTCTGAGCCTAGTGCTTCTGCAGTAACATCATACTCCACAGGCCCACCCGACATGCCAACGTAGTTCTCGGCGGTGAGGTTCGTGCCACCCACAACACTCACAGTCCCATCTGCATTAACCACAACAGGCTTCCCGTTAGGAAGTACACCAGATGCAACGGCTCGTAATCGTGTCTCGTCCTGTGGAGGTATAAAGTTCATGGTCAACCTTTCACGATTAGTTTAGTGGCGCTTACAGCCGTGCCAGCGAAGACGCTTGGATCACCCGCTGTGGTTCCTATAGTGCCGTCAGTTTGCACAAAGTAGCTCTGCCCTGCTGTGAGGCCCGATTGCTCTGTGTTAATCGCACCTTTGGTATCTATCTCTGCACCTGCGCCAGACGGATATGCGCTTGGTGTCATGCCAATGTAGTTCTCTGAGGTGAGTGCTGCTCCAGAGCCAAGAGCAAGTACGACTGACGTTCCGTGATCTTGATTGCTGTCATCTCTATATGAAGTAACAATTCTATTAGAGTTGCTATCGTATGTTGCTGAAATAAAAGTGGTGACAAGAGGATGAAAAAGTGATGAAGAAGTAAAACTTATAGTAGTCCCACTAACCTGACCTTTGACGTACTTCCCCTTACCGCTGTCATTGTAATCGTCATAAAATATAAGAACTTTGTTGTCTGTAGAGTTAAATGCAGCAGAATAATTATCGTACCTACCTCCAACCCATTCAACTTCCGACCCAAAACTAATTCCTGTCCCACTAACAGTTCCAACAATAGCCTTGCCTTTTTGACCATCGCCATCGTCCCTAAAGACAATAACTACTTTATTACTATTACTATCAAATGTAGCAGTGACAAGTGGTGTGTCCCCAGCGTGATAAACCACAGCAGAGCCGAAGCTAATACTTGTACTCGATACCGTACCTACAATAGCCGTGCCATGGTTGCTGTTGCCGCCATCCCGGTAGGCAATTACTATTTTATTAGAATTGCTATCAAATACAGGAGTAGCTTTTGCTACATAGGCAGATTCATATACTACAGCAGAGCCGAAGCTGATACCTGTACCACTTACAGTTCCTACAATAGCTGTACCATAGTTACTGTTGCCTTCATTATAATAGACTATTACTACTTTATTACTATTGCTGTCAAAAGTTGCCTCATGCGCACCAGTAGCACTACTGGCGTAAACCACGGCGGTTCCAAAACTAATATTTGTGCCGCTTACGGTTCCAACGATTGCCGTCCCACGATAAGAGTTACTGTTGTTCCTATATACAATTACAACTTTATTAGAATTACTGTCAAAAGTTATACCAATAGATATAACAGTTGTTCCTGAATTAAATACTACAGGCGTACCGAAGGTTATAGACGTACCAGAAACAGTTCCTACTACCGCTGTACCATAATAACTATTGCCGTAATCACCATAAGCAATAACAACTTTATTACTGTTACTATCGAATGTTGAAACAATAGGGTCTGACCTGATTGATTCAAATACAGATTCTGAACCTATAGAGTCACCAGAAATAAGACTCACAGTCCCATCGCTATTAACTGCCACAGGCTTACCATTGGGCAAAGTTCCGCTAGCCGTAGCGTAAACTTTACGTGCCACATCTCCGAAATCTCTGCCTATGGTTTTCATTAGTTACTCTCCGTCGTCTGCGTCTGGGTCAACCCAATCAGGGTTTGCCGTCCAATTAGTGCCATCAAACTTGTAGCGATTACCTGACCAGTTAGACGGTGCATTAGTCACGTTGTCCGTAATAGTAACTGTGCCGCTGTTTAGATC